CATTTAAGTATTCTGCCCGACGGTATTCTGGAAAATCAGGCGTTTCCTTCATTCCCATCCCACTAAGTATCAACCCACTCCATATCAATAATCGTCCAGTATCATGTACTGGTTTAGATACTTTTGGCACTATCCCATGAATATTACATTTTTCATGTGGATCAGATTTCTTAAATACCCATGATTTAGCTGCAGGACACGCAGTATTAGCTTCCAAGAAAGATTCTGGACAAATATTAAATCTCCACTCACAATCTCCCTTTAATTCAAAGTTTTTACATAATTCACACGGAAAGTGAAGTATTGCCATTTTTATTTGCCTCTTGTATTTTTTGTTTTTTAATGTCTTCCATGACTTTTTTTAAATCCATAACATCTTGTACTAATTTTGGATTTGTTTTGGCTGCATTGAGCAAAGCATCTGGATTGCTATATCTTTGTAAAAGTTGATTAACATATTCTGGCAATCCAACGCCAGAAACATATTGTTTAGCTGATTCAGATTCATTCTGTAACCAAGACTGAACAACTGAATTTTTACTAAATTTTTCATACTTAGACATTATATATTCCATAAGTTCATTTTGCATCTTATCTCCTATACAATATTCAATATTCCAGAATCTGACCAGACATCTCCGGTAGATAATCCAGCGATTGATACTGGAATTCCAGCACTTCTAAATTTACTAAGATTAGTTTCTATAAAAGTCATATTATTAGTAGCACCAGAATATGATTGAATATAAGAAGCTGAAACTAAAATATTAGTAGTATAAGAATAATCTTTAACAGCTTTGATTTCTCCTACATATTCTACCGCTGGATCAAATTCCTCAATATGGCAACCAGATATATGAAATTGTGCCGTATCAGCAAATGTAATCATATGGGCACCACAAACAGTAGATGCCCCAGAACATGTATTATATCCCCCCGCTCCCAATAATTCAACTCCCAAAATATTTCCATTTCCACCAGTAATATACAATAAATCTGCATCGCTACTATTATATGGTTTAAAATCACTAAGCCATAGTACAATACCCATGAAATTTATCCCATGGCAATCCTCTACAAATATTAATCGTGTATCACCAGTAACTGTAGTTTTAGTATATACGTCTTCAAAATAAAGATTTATAATATTAGCTTGTCTCAAATCTTTTAAATAAACAATATCCTCACCTTGCCAGGTTTCACAAACACAATTTTGCACTACCAAACCTTGAATTTCCCTTAAATAATATGCATAACCATCTATATTTGGCGTAATGTCATGCCAACCATTAACCTCGCAATTATCATAAACCATTGAAGTTCCAAACCATTTATAGAAACCATTTCTACATCTATTAGAATGAACTCTTTCAATTCTTCCATGAAATCCGAGGCTTTCATCGTAGATGGCCCAATAAGCATTACCAATTCTTATATCACTAATCTCATATAGGAAAAATCCTGGTCCAAGACAAAGATGTATTCCTATATCTTCAGTATGTGCAGATGGTCCAATTGCAGGATTTGCTGAACAAGAATCAAATACAATCCATAAATGTTTGATAGAAAAACTATGCATATCTGTGCCAGAGGTTGGTGTTTTAAATGCTGCATCATGCGAAACGCCGGTATGGTCAACATATATTTTAGTAGAAATGACTGATTCACCATAAATATGAATACCTGGTCTCAACAATAATGCAGATGTAATTCTGTAAAGACCAGCTGGTAAATATACTATTAAACCATCATCTATGGCCCGTTGAATAGCTAATGTATCATCGTGTTCGCCATCCCCAAAGGCTCCATAATCTTTAACATTAGTAACGCAAGTAAATTGTACTTCTGGCACCTCCATATCATTAACGGTATTAATAATTTTATTAATAACTACTTTATAGTCTCCAAGAACATTGTTCAATCTAGTATCTTTAGGGGAATATTTCTGTTGTACAATATCTATAGTCATGTTCTAACGCCCTCATATCTAAAATGTACAACGAATTTTAAAATATATATTTGTTGTTCATCAGAACTAGAAATATTAAATTTAAATAATTTACCACACGCATTTGTATCAAATAACTCACTTAATGTTCCGTCAACGTTACACCAACAATAACCACAATAACAATATCCACAATAAGTAGCAATCGTCCCGGTAGCAACTAAATTAAAAACTCCTACTTTAAAATCTGAATCAATATCAATATTAATTGTACCCTCAATATTTGTAACATAGGATAATTGAAATTTTCTAAGTGTTTTTGTAATAGTAGATGTCGGAATCTCATCTGGTGTTAAGGTTAACCATCCAGTTGATATTTTATATTCAATAGGATTGGTGTCATCTAATGAATCAGTATCTAGTTTATAAATATATCCATCATCGTCGGCAGCAATGGGTTTAGTAATACCATATGTATCAGTATATGTGCCAAGACATGTTAATGTATGATAATCATATTGGTGATATGTCCACGCAATTGCATCCATAATATATTGTTCTGGTATCTGTTCATACTGAGGATACATTAATGGAACTATTAAATGACCGATTAATACCATCGGTTCAAAATTACTTGTATTCATTAATATTTGGAATTGTTCTCGTTGAGGATAATATATCGTAGTATATCTATCATATTCATTGTACGACCAATATCCCGCCCTTCCTAGTGCATTGATACGTTTTGAATAATTATAAAGATTTTTACCATCAAATGCTTTAACACCTTCTTCTGATAAAAAAATACACTTATCTGCTAAAGAAACAATAGACCAATGGCTAACACAACCAACCCCATATGCGATAGTTAGAAACTCTACAAAATCACCAGTAATAACTCCAATCTTATTACGTTTGAAAACAACGAAATAATCACCTAAAGAGCATGCTCCGGTGATTTCTTCACCATCATCGGTATCAAAATCAATATAATTTGCTAATGGTACTGAATCTGGTATATTAACTTTGCTATACATAATCCGGGTCTTCCCGGATGTTACAGTCGTTTCATCATAACAATTACAGTAAAATATTCTATTCTTATGTTCTACGACATACTTAGCAAGTGGAGGAGGGTTATTGTCAACTTCTAAGGTAGTAGTCAAATCATTATCATCTGCCTCATCACTAATAGTAGCAGTAGTATTTGCAACCTCTACAACTTTATAATAAACAGATGAATCTGCGCCCTCACCAAGTAAATCTAATGTTCTATAAATAACAATTTTATCTATTTGTGGATCATCAGACTCAATAACATCTATCTTTACTTCTTTACCAACAATCTCCAAGATGGCGGTTGGGGGGGATGGATTACTAATTAGCGTACTGGGAGTTGATCTCTTGTAACAATAGACATATTTATAATGACCAGTTAAGTCTCCCGCCGTTGCGGTATTGGTTGCCGGCAAATTCGCAGGAGGAACTATGCCACAAACCATTACGGTATTATTATATAATTTTATAGTATCATCAACGCCATTTGCAATCATACAATAACCCATTAGTGTAGCAAATGAAAAACGTCCACCCTCTAGGTCAACAACAAGATCATGCCAAGCTGCACTAGCATAATACTGCAAATGATCGTCGTTCCCAACAAGTAAATAATTAGTTGCGTTTGGGGCTTTATATTCAAATAGAGAATGGACAGAGCCTTCACTAGCATCTTCATATAATTTAACCATTCCCTGACGTTTCTCTACACCCTTGAGCGGAGTAAGGTTAATATTTTTACAATCAGATAATGATTTAATATCTAGGGCCGTAGATGCACTAACATTATCCCAGCCAAGAGAAAAGTTCTCATGGACATAAGTAATAGGATGCGCTGAACTTCTCATGTTAATATGAACTATATAAATCATCCATGCAATATGGTCTCATGGCCTCTGCTTCTTGTAATTGGTATGTTGCCAAATCAGAAACAGCGGCATCATAATATCGTTTTTGTAAAAGATAAATGTCATCCTTCGTATCTTCGTCTTTTGTCTTACCATTAATAACAGACTCGACCCCAATGAGAGGATGTAAAATATCAGGAAAACCGGCAATAGTATCTAATTTTGGTAGATACCAAATATTTAACCATGCCGTAGCCCCTGCGGTAGGGGTAGGTATAAGCATAAAATGATTATCACTATAAGTCCACGCACAAGGATCAGAAGTCAATGTTTGAAAAAATATTACTTCATCTTCTTGTATATGTCTTAACATAGAACCATCTGATGCTTTTTCCATCTTACCAATCTTATAAAAATCTGCCGGAAGATCAACATAAGGACTATTAATTGTAAGATCACCAGAAGTGAATTTCTTTTTAAGAGGATATAACAGATATGAAAATTGTCCTAAAACAATACTCATGGCAATCTTTTTATAAAGAGTAATCTCTGCATCCGTCCAATATGCAGCTGTAGCCTCAGATAACAAACTTCTAATATATATAGTTACTTCTGCATCAGTCATTTTAATTATCCCTATGAATTATAAATGTTGGTCGTTTATAATAATTATATATTTTATGTGCAGCATCATGCACCCTAAAATCTAAATCTCTATCGGCCTCTTCTGCCAAATGAGAATTATATTCGTCCATAGATTGTAGAAACTCCTTAACGTGTCTCGCATTACATATACTCTGTCGAAGATAGTCAATGTCCCATCCGCAGATTTCATTGTATTCACATGTCTGAATAAGAGTACTATCATATTTCCAATTTATTGGATTATTAACCAACCATTTTCGAACTTCCCATTTATTTGTAAATGGATTAAATAATCCAAAGAAATTCTTATCAAGCAATTGTAGTTCCTTATTAACCCATCCGGGTGCTAACCTATATTCACTCATAGATTCCTTTATAATACCAGGGGCGGAATTAACCGCCCCCAGTATAAATTACAAAACTAATTACGTGGTTGTAACACCAGTAATTTTGCCCATACAATTGGGGCAATCAGTTCCAATATTCCCATACATTTTGAACCAGGATTCGTAGGCATCTTCGCCAGCGACGGGTTTAAGAACACCACCGCCAGAATTATCCCACACAATGTCCTGTAGCGTATAAAATTTAATCGCAGGGGTACAAATCAAGTAGATGTAACCAGTAGCACATTTCGGATGAACCATGAAGGGGAGGGTAACATTTCCGCCAACATATTTGATCGCCTTCCAGCCAGCGGTTAGATCAAGTTGATTAACCACCTGCCGATCAGCAACCATCAACGAAACGAGTTTATTCCTTAAAGCAAACGTAGTAAGAGCTAGATTAGGTGTATCTCCATCAGTCCTAACTTCTATAGAATCAAGGGTATTCTGAATTAGAGTTTCAGTCAACACTCCACCACTAGTCTTAATATACGATTGCCATTCAGGGTTGGCAGCTCTATCAATCCCCTCATAGTCAGCCGCAGAAATGCCACCAGAACCAGGAGCATTGGATGAACTGATAATAGCCTCAAGGCCAATCATTTCACCAAGACTTGCAGCCGTAGCAGAGAAGACATCTTCACGATAAATTACATCATTATCGGTAACGGATGAAACAACACCAGAACCAGTAATGGTAATAGTGCCAGCCGACTCATCAATAGATGCAATCTCAACGGAATCAGCATGTTTAGTGCCAGCCGCCGTATAGATGTCAAGTCTCATGCCTTTGCGGAACCACTTAGTTACAGGTGTATCTCCAACGATACCCCCAGGGGTATCAACGGTAATAACCTGACCAGAAGCTGAACCAACGCAAAGAGCCAAAACTGCCGAACCATCGCACATGGTCTGGCGATCCAAGTTAATAGCAAACGCATTCGCCACACCCTTGGATTCTGCCGAAACAATATCTACCCATCCGCCAGCACCCTTCGCTGACTGAATGGCAAAACCATCTACCTTTATGCGCCCATAATTGCGCTTCATATAAATATACGCCTGATCATAAGTATTTCTCTGGGCAGTCGGAAGTGAGTAATCGTTAGAAACACGAGCACCAACGGCTTCCGTAAAAGCCAACTGAACCGGGATTACGATACGCTTTCCGTAAACACCTTTAGTTGACTTTTGAATCTGTGCCCAAAGAGGGGCTTTCTTGTAAACCTGATTGACAATTGCCGGAGCATAATATTCTTTCAGGATATCCTGAATATATTGAAATTCCTGTCCAGCCATTACAATCACCTATAATAAATTGCCTTCAATTGCATTATCTCTCTTGCGAGGCTATTATGGCCTGTAAATGAGCCAATGCTTTTTCATCGGCATCCTCAAAACTTTTAACTGGTTTTGTTTTTCCAGTCTCAATTGAGAGGCCAGAAGCACCACTTTTTCTCGGAATTACTTTAGCTTTTGCTTTCTGAGCAAGATACTCTTTTACCATTTCTTCCTTTACTTCACGTCGTATCGTAGGGTCTGCTTTAAAAACCGTATCTAAATATTCCTTAGAAGCATAGTGTTTATGACTATGTTCCATAATCTTATCTAATGGAATATCGGGATAATACGATTTAATTGCGATTGCCTCTTCTATACTAGCAGCAGGATAATCATTTTTTAATGCATTAATCTCTGCCATCATAGCTTGTCCCTGGCGTTCCATATTAGACTGTTGAGCATTCTTCTCCACGCTACCTACGCGTTCGCTTAGGCTGAGTGAAAGTTGTTTTAACGCCTTTACTTCATCAGTATCAAGTTCACTTGGCTTCAAAATGTCAGGAATGGTTGTCGTACCTCGAGTCATACCTTGATTTGAAGTGGTTCCGTACTGTTCCATAAGACGTTGAACTGTTTCAGCACCCCTAGTAAGCGTTGCTTCTTTAAGTTCAATTTCCTTCCGTTGTGCAGCTAAATCATCATAAATCTGATTAGGCCGCATGCCAATCTGCAAATATTTAACTATTTCATCTTTAGAGAGATTTTTGAGTGGATACTGTTTACCTTTAATATTAAGGATAGTATCTTCTCCAAGATGATTAATCAAATCTTTCGCAATGGCTTCTTTGATCTTTTCTTCTTGAATCTGTTCTTTAGTAGGTTTAACCTCGATCTTTTCTTCTTTAATCGATTTACCAAAAAGATCATCTTCAATAACAATTTCCTCTGATTCCTTGACAACCTTATCTACATCTTCATCCTTTACTTCCATCTTATCTAAGTCTTCAAATGTAGCATCTTCGGTTGTGGGAACCACACCTTCTTTTGCACCGAGAGAGTCCAACTTAGCCTGGATTGTCTCAAAACTATCAGCAAATCCTGTCATAAATCACCTATTACATCGGAGGGCCAGCTTCCCCACCGCCAGATTGTCCTTGCGAAGTCTGAGGAGGTGGTTGTTGACCAGCTTGCCCCGATTGAGCCTTTAACATCATATGTTCCGTAACAGCCTGTTGCATCATCTGTTGCTGCATTTGCTGTTGTGCTTGCATTATCTTTTTATACGTAGCCTCTATATGTGCTTCCAATGCTTGTTTCTGAATATCATTAAATTTATCATAACGTGAACCAAGGCGTAATCGTAAATGAATTTTGAGATGCGAATTATCGTCATCCAACTGATAAATCCATGTAGGCGTAACCCGTGGGTCTATATTGGGATTCTCTGTAATCAACATATTTTCTCGATATGCCTTACGTTCATGTAGTAATGCGTCAACATAAATTTTTTCAACATTTCCTAATTGTAACATTTCCAAGTTAGTTTTATCATCAGGAAGTAATCCAGCTTGACGTAACCTCATTACGTATTCAATCCTCAATGCTCTACTCTTAGGCAAGCCAGACTGTGAGGTAATCCTAACATCAGTATTGCCATGCAAGTCGGCTCCTCTAAATTTCATAACATACGGAGCCTCATCCTCACCCATACATTTAATTAACCTGGCTACTGTATAATTTTCCTGTATAATCTTCAATGCTAAACTCCAAGCATCAGATATAGCATTGTTAATTCTAGCAATCAAAGGATTTAATACAATATCGTCTTGTTCAAGCAATAGATTCATTAATGTTCCAGAGGCGTGACTAGCCCGCTCTGGAAGATGTCCAAAACTAGCCTCATGAGCTGAGAATGTATTTTCAAATTCTCTCTCTAGGTCTGCCTTGTACATGGGAGTAAATCCAGGAAGAGGTTCAAGTTTTAACTGATATGGAGATGCTCCCGATCTAGGATTAAAGTCAATAAATGTTCCAATATCATTAGTAAACTGTTTTTTGGAAATCATACTCCCTAGTGGATTCATGACTTTAATCTTGCTGGCCCTATCAAGGGCCATGCTAACCATACTCATATGTTTGTTATATTCTCTCTGAATAGGTATGGCATCCTTAACAACACTTTCATTATATGTATATCCTTTTTCATAATTATCAATGGGTATTAATTTGTCTTCAGCTAAAAAGAACGGAATTTCCTCGTAAGTATTGGTCCCATAATCTACTAATTTTTTCCCTGCTACAAAAGCAAAAATCTTCGGTGTCCACATTTCCTTAAAGATAACCGTCCTACCACTTACATCTTTTTGCTTTGCCGGAGGAGCAGACAACAAGTCTTGTTCTTCGTGCATACCCATGTCGTAAGCATTATCTAATAAGTCACTATCATCTTGCAATGAATTTTCTACAAGACCATATTTTTCTTCTACAACATCAGCATCTGCTAATTCACCATAAATAAACCAACGCCATTTGCGTCTATCATTATATAACGGATCAACCCTACAATTAAAAGGAGGAACAGACTCTATCATTACATCACCTTCTTCGCGTACTTCTGTTTTCTGTTCTCCGACATTGGTATTTCCAATTTCCTGTAATGGTTCAACGCCAGTTTCTTCACCCATAGACGTTTTTGACTTATCATAACCTAGTACCCCATAATCATCTTCATTCCAGAAGACACGTAAAAAACCACGATTAGTCAGAATAACCCAAAGTTTTAAATCATTAATTTGGTCATTAAACCCAATCTTACTGGCAACGCCTTCAATAAGCATATCACCAATGCGAGCTGCTTCGATGTCTTCTTCTTCTGTGGTATTTGGCATAACTCCCGGATTAGGAGTATCAGCCGCCATCTTAGCAGAAAGTTGCCTAACGAACGGCCTAAGTTTGTTAAAGACAAGTTTTCTAGCTCTTTCCGCGTTGGGTAAACCAGACAAATCCATCAATTGTTTACTAACCCTATTATAATCGACCAATTGATAACCAGCAACCCACGCTATATATTTCCTCCATTTTGGAAATCTATTAACTACATCAGGATGATCCTCCCAATAATCTGTAATCTTCTTAGTTAAAAATTCCTCTTCTTCTACAGATAGTTTTTTACCATCTAAAATCTTGGACTCAATTGATCGAATATTCATTACTTACTCTCTTTACCAGCGGTCTCCATATCCGTCCAATCTTCTTCTAAATTCTTATAAAAATCAGATTCATCATATTTCTCTAGATTCAACTCTTCTTTCTCCCTAAGTTCTCTTGTTTCTTCTCGTACTTCTTTGAGTTCCTTAATATCTGGTTTCCACTTATCTTCATAATATTTAAATTCAGCATAATCCTTCGCCATAATTCGGTTCATGAGTTTTTCAATTCTTCGATAATTCAATAACTCAAAACCAATAAATACACCAAGTATAACAAAACTAAAAATATTATCCATTATTTTTTTCCTCCACAAGCAGTATATGTTCCGACTCCATTGCCAATTGCATAAGCAATAAGTAACCATGGATTCCTTGTCTCAATAGCATTATACGTCAATAATCCCCCTATCGCTGGTAAGACAAACGCCAGAATAGAGGCTCTGAATCGGTATTTTTTTTGGATTGCAGTATAATATAGCACTACCAAAATATCGTCTAAAATACCGATACCAAGAAAGAATATAAGACGGACTATGAGGTTCATCTTTCATCAATCAAATAACGCAACTGGATTCATTGGACTATGCGCATACGCATCTTCAAGATAACGTTCCCAATCCCTCCGTTCTCGTTCCTCCTGTGTTAATTTCATATATTCTGGTACAATAAGAGCCTTTACTGGTTCATCGGGTCTTGGAAATACCACCAAATCCTGGCAATACGCCAATGCATCAGCTATATCATCATGCGTGGACGGAAATCGTAACAATTCCTCAACCAAATCATCGGTATGATACCTAGATAGTAACCAATTTCCAGTTTCAAATTTACCAGTTAAATTTTTAATACGTAATTCCTTCGGTCTCCCATGAGAGGCCACTTCCTGTATAATTTGTGGCAACATTTTTACATATTCATATTGTTCTTCGGGAATATGTCCCTCAACTTTCATTCTTTGAATACAAATGTCGATAATTTCCATTAAGGAATTACATTTTGTGTCCTCAATACCGATTAATGCCGGTTGATATTGCATGGCGACTTCAATAATCCACTCCATGAGTTTCATGTCTGTCACCAATTTACGTTGTGCAAATCTAATATAAACATTTTTGTCAGAAGCGCATTCAATAACAGAAATGGCGCTATAATCTGATCTTTCATTCGCCTTTCCGCTAGGATCAACGCACATAAGTGTCATCCTAATGGGCGGAAGATCATTTTCCCGATAATATTTAAGATTTTTCTTCTTAAATGGGTTATTAGACATCTCCAAGGGGTCATTCATGTACTGACCACCAAAAGCATCTTCCTGTTCTTGCTCTAGTTCGTGTAATTTCCATTCAGGATATAGATTCGGAAATGTAGAACCCTTCTTTTCTATCGGGTTTTCATAACATGAGTATTGTAAAAGATGATAATTACCATTATGTAGTTCTACAAATGGTTTTCCAATAGCATAATCTTTCTTTGGTTCGATAAATTTATCAATAAAATTACCATAAAGATCATCATAATGCCATCGTGTTCCAATGTTCATCTCAATACCATCAGAAACCATAAGTGAACGAGCTAACTTCCACCATGATTTAGTCTTTTCTAACTGATCGGCGGTACGAGAATTATCCCAATTAACTAAGTCATCGTTAATCATTACTTTGTAGTGACGAGACACAAGGTTTCCCTCGACCGAACCTGTCTCAATTTTATTACCAGATAGTTGCATCTCATCTAATGTCCATCTTTCTGCCTTATTCTGTAAATCTAATAATTGTTTTCTGGTACTTTCTGGCACTACGGTTAATAGAAAGTTTCGTAAAAAATCGTTATACCCTAAATTATGTTGTATTCTTTCTAGAAATCCTCGTGCATTACCACCAGTAGCATTTGAAATAATAAAATGTTCCCTCTGTCCACTTATAACATTACGAATTAATCTCTGAAGAGTCCAACCAGTAGTAATAATATAACTTTTTAACCAGGCACGAGGCATAAGAATTAAAAGTTTATTTCCCTCCACGGCATATTTAGTTACAAAATCGCACATATGTTTATGTGTCGGACGATATAGGTCTTTGAATCCCGGCGTTGTATCTTCAAGTGTTATTAATATAAGACGACACAAAAAATATAGATCATTACACATACGATCTATCCACCATTCAGGATTTTGTAATTTTTCTAACATTAAATAATTATTCCATGCGGTCGTGTTTCATACGTCCCGATGTCCGGCACTTTCCCCGTCCACGCG